AATCAAACGCCATAATGTTTGAACGTCCATCAAGTCAAGCACCATTTTTAGATTCTCCCGATTCTAAGCGGCGAAATTGCCGCCTGGATTAAGGGTGGGGCATGGCACTGACAAAATCAACCTTCAAGCGTGGTTTTGGGCGTGTCTTAGTCGTTTTTTCTCAATGCCATTTCCAGGATTAAGGTGTCAAGTCTTTGTTCAATTCGGTTGACTTGGTCTTTTAGGCTTTTGCCACTGTTCGGGGTTAATTCCCGCATGATTGACTTCACCATGAATCGGGTTGACGAATAAACGGCAGTCAGCACCGCAATGACAAGCCCACCAACCGCCGTCCATTCGCCTATGCTCATTTTGTACCAAATGCCTTGTCATTAGGGTTAAGCCAACGCAAAACAACTGGTGCAATCGCGGCAATGCCCGCACTAAACAATGTTTTTGGGTCAGTAATGCCTGCCATGTACAGGGCAAGAATTGCAGCTAAAAATGAACGCGCCCAAGACGCGCTTATGGCTTTTGCTTTTTCCATTGTGTCTTCTCCTTTTTCGGTTTCTCTCCCGATTGTGGAAGTGCAACTTTTGGAAAGTCGCCTTTGTATGGTACAAACTTGGGAATTCCAAACCCAAGAATTTCTTTTCCTTCACCATAATTGCGAACCTTGACCATGACCATGCCACCGTTGCGTTGGTCGCCGCTGCCGCTGGTGTTGCCTTCAATTGTCATGCACTGATTGCCTGGCATTAAGCCAACCACAATTCCAATGTGTGAAATACGGTCAACGCCGTCATGTGGAAAATCCATAAACGCCAAATAACCCAACTGCGGCATGTTTGACCAACGGTTCATTTCTTTGAATTTATGCGCGCCAATGGAAGTGCCAACAACTGAATGAATCTTTACACCCGCTTGCACCGCACACCAATTGACGAAACTGCCGCACCAGGGCAAACCGTCTGCCTTTGTAAATTTGCCGTATTTGGTCAGGTTGTCGCCTTCTTCAACCGTTTCAATTTCAGCTGCTGCAACTTCAATCAACCTGGCATTTGTGCCGTCAGGATAAGTCATGTCAACTCAATAAAAGTTTGGCTTCATCGGCAGTAATGCCAAGTTTGGATAGTAATGCCGCCTTATCAATTACGGCTTGCGCGTCGGCATCTTCAAGTGCTTTTTGTACCGCTTGACGTTCTGCCAATTCTGCATATTCTTCCGACGTTAGTTCTAGGCGTTCGACTTCACCTGTCAAAGCGTCATGAATTTCTTTGTATTGCTTTTCCATTAGTTGCTCCAACCGTAGATTTTGTATGTACCAGTCGCGGCGGCTGAAAATAGAAGTGTGAAGCCGTCGGCCGTTATTGTGCCAACGTAATTGAAGCCCCCTGAAATTGGCGTGTTGGCGTTAGATGTATCAACTGCAGTCACATAAATTGGTCTGCCGTAGCCGCTGGTTAATGGGTCATTGACTGTCAATGTGCCAGTCACGCCTGCTTGATGTGCCGTGTCTGATGCTCTAAATAATGGGGCAGAAGTAGAGGGATTAACAAAATGAGTTGTCCACGTACCATTTTGAGCGATAGTTAAATAGCCGCCATAGTAAGAATTTGCCGTGCCGTCAGTGCCAGCGCCACGATACCTAAATGTGATTTCATTGTTCACATAAGTATCAGAAGCCACTTGTAAAATAATTGTGTAATTTTTATATGTTGAAGTAAAACAATTGTTGACTGATGTTGAAGTTACGGCTGAAAATGAACCTGTTGTTATTTGTGTGACTGCTCCTGCACTTGGCGTTGCCCAACTTGGGATTCCTGCGGCGACTGTCAACACTTGTCCAGTGCTGCCAATTGCTTTGCGCGCCAATGCACCTGACCCCGTGCCGTAAAGCAAATCGCCATTTGTTGTCAATGTGCTTATTGTTGGTGTTGTTAATGCGGGTGACGTCAATGTTTTGTTCGTCAATGTTTGTGAGGTAGTCAAATCAGCAGTCACGGCAGTGTCAATAGAAACCGTAACCGTGCCGCTAGTGCCGCCACCGCTGATTCCCGTGCCAGCCGTCACACCAGTTATGTCACCAGGATTTGCAGCAACCCAAGTAAAGTCCAAGTCCGTGTTACTGGTCTTTGACAAAACTTGTCCAGTTGTGCCACCCAATAAATCAACAAAATCAGTGTCAACTGCTTGTCCAAAAACTTCAAAATCTGCGGGCAAATCCGTGACCAAATCGGTCGAAGTCGGCATTTGCCAGCCAAAATTGCTTGTTGGATTTGTCATTTGTTCCCCTTTTCTAAGCCACTAGTGTGGCATTTTCCCAATCTAATGTCGGCAACACGCTTGCCCATGTTTCTGTAATTGGCACGTCTTCCCACTTCATTGCCTGCAATGAGTAGGCAAGTGGTGATAATAACAACGTCACGGACAATTCATTGAATCCAGCCCTAAATGACCAGCCTTCAACGAAACCTTGAAATGTGCCTGCGCTCATGTTTAACGGCAGATTGACCAGGGCAATGGCTTCACCCATAAAAATGTTAATAAGGTTGTCACGGTCGCCATCATCAATTTCAGGGTTGGTCAGGTCAAATGTGATTTCACTAAAAATGGGCTGCGGTTGGGCGCGTAAGGTCAAATAAAATTGGGCTTGACTTAGGGCGTCTGCCGCGTGCTTTATGGTGGTGTTAATAATTTGGGCAAGTTGACCGTATTGAACAATTGAAGTTGCGTCACTAGCTGATTCTTCAAATTGGCTTGTTGTTCCGTATTTAATAGTCACGGAATTGCGCACGTCACCCACCCGCGTTTCAATTCGCAAGCCTGCTGCGCGTGCGTGGTTTGCGTCTAAATCAACATAACCATTGGTTGCCAAATATGTGGTGCGGTGTAAAGAATCGGCATACCCGATAAGCCCCTGCGCATTTTCAAAAATATAACCCAAACCTGAAGTTGCCAATGCTGCAACTAGGGCGTACACGTTGGTTCGGTCTGAAGTGCGCGCTGCCAATTCATAATTGCCAGGGACGTCAATTTCACCAAATCCATTGTTTTCAGCATTTGCCCAAGTAATTGTCGGGTCATAAGTTGCCCATGTTTCTGCCCCTGGTACTTGCGCCCATGTTGCAAATAAAACATTGTATAAAATCTCACGAATTTGTGTGCCGTCAAAATCTTGCGACAAAACGCCATCTGTCAGGGCTTTAGGCAAACGCGCCAATGCACCCAATGCCGTGATTGAATAAGTTTGGCTAAATCCAATTTGCCCTGCGTCCCGCACTGCCAAACCAATGTCCACCACATTGCCGCCAAAAATGGGAACAAACGCCGCTGCACTGTCTTTAACTGAAATGCCAATGGTGGAATTGATTGAAACGGGGATTGCCGTTTGCGTGGTGTCAATCAATTCAATGGTGCAAAATCCCGCTTGGGCTTGTTCATAGATATTTGTTCGCCCGCTGCGAATGATTAAATTTGCCAAAATTGCGGTGGTGTATGGAACACCATCAATTTCAACTTTCCAAATAGGATTCCAAATGGTCATAATGCGACCAAATTGCTTGACCCGCCCGTGCCACGATACGTTGAACGATTGAGTGTGTCTATCATTACGCGGGCAGCGTCTTCAGAATTTGTTGCACCGTTCACGGTTATGTTGATTTGCGTGGCTTTTTCCGCGCGATTTATTGCAGCCGATTGACTAAGTGCAGATTGAAAAACTGGGGCGCTTAGGGCAGCCATGCCTGCATTGCGTTGAATGTAATCAGACGCATTGATTGTTCCCCCGCTTTTACCCAATCCCAATCCTGCAAACGGGTCATTTGATATGACGGCAGCAGTTGCAGCGGCTGCACCAACTTTGACACCAGCGGTGACAGCCCCTGCCACCGCTGCTGCCACTGCCCCACCTGTCGCGCCAACGCCCGTGCCTGTTTTTGTGCTATTGGTCTGACCCGTTGACATGCTGAAGTTTCCAAGCGCACCTGTTGATGTTCCACCCGTACTGCCAATTTTAGGCACTAAAGAAATGTCCTTGCCACCAAAAATGTTGTTTGCGAAATTGTAAGCAGAAATAATTGAATTGATTCCGTCAATTGCCCCATTAATTAAGGGTTTCAATGCCCCTAATACTTTTGCAAATATAGCTAAAACCACTTCAGCCACGTCACCAATTACCGTCACCGCGCCGCCAATCACCTTCCCAAGAATAGGGGCAAGGGCTTTGACCACGTCAAAAAATGCCTGGAAATTGTCTTTGTTGTCAACAATAACTTTTTTTAACTTATCAAAAACTGTAATCCAGGCTTTGAAAATTGGTTCAGCCACGTCACGAACAATTGCAACAACGTCCGTGATTATCTTGCCCAAACCCTGTCCATTGCTTAAACTGAAAGCACCCGCAAACGCTTCAATTGCAGGCAGTGCATTTTGATTGATAAAATTCATTAACGTTTCCAAAATAGGCAACAAGGCAAAACCAATGGTTTCTTTTGCTTCATTAAATGCCACTTGCATGCGTGCAATTTTGCCTGCGTAGGTTTCCGCATTTGCCGCTGCTGCCCCACCAAACAAATTTGACAATGTTGTTTGCGCGTCTTCAAATGACATTGTTTTTAATTGCGCCTTGTCCAAGCCAATTTCTAATTTTCCAAGAGCAGTGGTGTTTCCGTCAAATGCACGCCCAAGCCCATTTGCCACTGCTTCAAGCGGTTTTCCAGTTGACGCACTTATGTCAAGTGCCAATGCAAGTAATTCTTGGGCTTTTGCGGTGTCCCCCGTTGAGCGTACTAACCGACCCAATGCAGGGCGCAAATCATCATCTGCAACACCACTTGCCAATGACATTTTCAAGATTTGTTTTTCAGTTTCCGCAATCTGCGCTTTTGTTGCACCCGTTGCATTTTCTAATGCAAGGGCAAGTTGGGTTTGTGCTTTTTCATCTTCAATAGCTGCTTTGACGCCATCAATTCCAATCTTGACCGCATAAGCGGCGGCGGCTGCTGCTGCGGCAACAAATGCCGCTGCCATTAATTTGCCAGCCTTGCCAATCTTGTCGCCAAACGTGTCAACGTCTGCCCCGCCTGCTTTTAAGGATTTGTTCAGGTCGGAAACGTCACCAAGAATTGAGAGTTTGAGCGTGCGACTGCCAGCCATTAGTTAAACTCCCTTATGATTTTTGAAAAAGATTCTTCCCAACGCTTTACGATTTCAGGTTGGGCAGTGCGCAAGGTTGGATAAATAAACCAACCGCGTGACCCGCGCCCTTCACGCCCTGACCAAACTGGGAATTGCTTCCAACGGTTTGAACCAAATTCAGCCCCGCCCCATACCTGTTGGGTTGTTGCCCCGCCGCTAAATTTCTGACCAGCAAAACCAAATGAAATTTCACCAATCTTTGAAGACTTTGAAACTTTTGCACCTTCAGCAACCCTATTGTCAACCAAATTGCGTGTACCCCTGGACGCCGTAACAATCCTGCCTTTGACCCATTCGGCAAGGGCTGAAGTTTCTTGTTTTGCTTGGGCAGTGGCTTCTTCATTCATTGCCTTGAATGAACCAATGATGGCGCGCAACTCTTGCTTGTCATAACCAATGGTCACTTCATTTGCCATTGTTCCGCCCTTCCAAAATTTCAATCACGGTCAAAATGTCTTCAGCGGTTTCAAATTCGTTTGGGGCTAACCCTGTTGCCAGGGCTAGTTCCCAAACTACTCTTGCAAGGCTTCCGACTGGATAACTTTTGGGCTTGCTTCACCCACTATGACTTCAGCAATGGTGTCTGTCCAGGCTTCAAGCGGTTTGACTGGTTTGCCACCCGCTTCACGCCGCATGGCGTGATAAGCCAAAAACACTAAATCTGAAATTCCAATTTTGTCTTGGGCTTGGGCAATGGTGTTGCCCGTTGACTTCTCCCAACGTACCCATTCAGGCGGGGCGGCAATGTAAGTTGCCTGTTCGCCATTGTTGAATTCAATTGTGATTGG